TAAGTCCTCTTACCATTACATTTTATTTAATTGATAGTCCACTCCATAAAAGCTGTGTACTCCATTGCCATCTGCTACTGCAACTGCAAAGGACTTCCATCCGTAGGGGTGGTCTTCTATTCCGTTCCACATTACATCGACGTGGTATTTTTCACTTAATACACTTGGTGTTATTTGATTTCCTTGCTCATCAAATTCAGCGTATTGTTTTATAACATTCCCAAGTTTTATGATAGCGTGTGCGTGATTCTCTGGTAAAGCATCAATTTTACCATCAGCTTGACTTTCTTCTGAAAATTCGTATTTGCCTATCTTTATCATTACGTTGTTAATTCTATTGCCTCTGCTTGTGTTAATACTCTATCGTAAACTCTTACATCGTGTACTTTACCTTCAAATGTGTTGCTTGAGTTGTACAGTCTAAACTCTAATTCGTTCAACCCAGTTGGCATATCATAAACTGTATCAGTAAATTCTAAAGAACCATTTATGTAAACTTTGGCTTCATTTTCTTTAAAGGTTACTAAAATCTTTTTTCTTGCACCCATTGTCATTGTGAACTGTCTATCTAAACTTTCAGATGAATCGCCTTGACCATAAACCCTTAATTTGTTTGTCAACGAGCCACCAGACCCATAAAACATAAGTTGCAATCGGTTTGTGTCAGTACCATCTGAAATGCCTAAAATACTTAAATCACTATCAAAGGGTGTTACATCAACATAAAACGTACCTTGTGTAATGTTAAATAAAGCACTATCTCCACCCCCAGAACATTCGTCTTTTAATCTTGTAACCCCACTTACACTACTATCGTTTTTAATATAACTTGAAGCATAAGGTGCAGCTTCCATCTGCGCACCCCATATAAACACGCTTCCTATTTCTGTCAAAGATATTTGTACACCAGTTGCACCGCCACCTAAAGGGTTGGGAGATGTACCAGTAACTTGCAACCTATACCAGCCATCATCTAATTTGTCAAAACTTGCAGTTCCTAAGCTACTTGTGATTGTTTCAGTTGACATATCAAATTGAATCTTACCATAAGGAGTTGCACTTCCACCACTATCAGCATCAAAAATTAATACCTTACAAATATTTGTAGTGTTGGCTTTTACATAAAGCGAATAAGAATAAATTGTATTTGCAACTATGGTAGCAGACCCAGTCAATAAACCAGCAGAGGTTGTGGTTTTAAAATTATAAGCAGTCAGCTCTCCGTTTGGAGATATACTGCTATTTGCAGTTACAGTAGAAAAAGCAGCAGACCAAGCAGCACCTCCAAAGTTTTCGCTAAAGGCTTGTATGTTTGTTCTGGTTGGCTCTAATAGTAAACTTGGACAGTTGCTGTTTAACCAATCAAGTCTTGGTACAGTTGTAGCCACAGCCTCAATAAGTCCATCTTTACGCACTCTTGTAGCTTCGCCAGTTCTTGCAAATGTAAAATCTCCATCGCCATCATTCGGCAATACAGAATAAACTTTTGTGGCTTTATATCCGCTTGGTATAAGTGCTAAAATAGGTTTACTCATCTTCTTCTTTATGTATCGACTCGTTTAGTATTTTTACAATTTCTTGTGCTTGTGCTAACACAGCGATAGGCAATGTGTTAATGACTTGATTTACTCTTGCAATTTGTTCTTTTGTAATTTCCATAATTATATTTATTTGTTATTATACAAATATACAAATTATTCTGGCAAATCTTCGAACTCGTCTTGATAGTCGCTATCTAAGTAAGACTCCATTTCTGTAATCTGCTCTGCGCTTAACTCATCTTTATAAAACTCATTTGCTAATACAAACTTAAAATGGTCTTTAATTGCATCTGTGTTATCATCATCAGCTATTTGTGCTAATTGGTATGGTATCTGTGAAGTAATTACCTCTTTGTGGCTTTCCTCTGTGTTTTCAGATGTTACTACGTTTCTATACATTATTTATGATTTTAATAATTCAACTTCTTCTTTTAATTCTTGTATTGCTTTAACTAATATCGGCACAAGTTTTCCGTAACTCAACTCTAATTTTTCTTCGTTTTCAGTATAAACAAGTCTTAAAGTGTCGTTGTCTAATTCTCTTACTTCTTGTGCTATAAAACCAAAGTCTTTTTTACCTTTGTTGGCTGAATAAAACTCTACTTCTGTTTCGTTACCATCTTCATCAAATTCTGGTCTTGTTTCTGGTCTGTTATCCCAAACAAATTCTCTTGGTTGTAAAGCATCAATAAAAGCTAATCCATATTCTAAATCCTTTATGTCTGATTTATCTCTTTCATCTGACAAAGATGTTATAGAAGTAACTGCACAACGTAAAGATGTGATACTTGAATTACCTAAAGTAATCTCGTTTGTAGCAGTAGCTGAACTTGCATCAGCATCATATCCAATTATAGTTAAATTGCTTCCAGTAGTAATTGAATCTCCAGCGTTTGCACCAATTGAAACATTATTATCTCCAGTTGTAATAAGCTTCAAAGAAAGTGTACCAACAGCAGTATTATAACCCGCAGAAGACCCACTTGTCGTACCTCCTCGTAAAGCTCCAGCACCAACAGCTGTATTAAAAGCTGATGAAATATATCTACCCGCAGCATCTCCAATGAATACTGTTTGTTGTTTTGCTGAACCATTTGCAGCGCCTGCATATCTACCAATAAGTACTGCGCCATCACCGCTTTCAAATTCTTTACCAGCTTGATAACCTAAAGCTACAACTCCACTAGCAACTAAACTAGAATCCACACCGGCTTCATATCCTATAAGTGTATTCTGTCCTCCAGTTGTTACTCCATAACCAGCTTTATAACCTATATTTGTGTTACCACTTCCAGAAGTTTGTGAGTAACCAGCTTGATAGCCTATACTGTGGTGTCCTACGTTTGTGTTAGATGGAGCAGCTAAATAACCTATTGAAACACCTTGACCACCAGACGCATTCCATCCAGCTTGACCACCAATAATAACAGATTTTGACGCACCAGTATTTGAGTTCATTGCAAAGTTACCAATAATTATAGTTTCACCTATTCCAGTTGTAGCAACTCGACCAGCTTTTGAGCCAATTGCAATAACTGCATTTGTAGTAGTAGTGTCGCGAGCAGCTTCAAAACCAATCGCAATATTACTATTACCAGTTGTTAAAGAATTACCAGCATCTATACCCAAAACTGTATTACCTTGCGGATTGCCACTTAAACCGCTCGGCACTTCTCCAACGTATAAAGAGCCAGTATCTACTAAACAATCTGTAAGACCATTTAAACTTGAAGCACCACCACCGCCAGTTAAGTTAGCTGGTGTAATTCTGACATTGTCAGTTCCGTCATAACCTACAACGAAATCTACATCAGAAGTCGAGGTTTTTACTGTAAATTCACTAAATTTTTTATTTGCCATTTTATTTTATTTTATTCTAAAGTTATATTAATATCTTGTTCTGTTAGTAAGTAATCGCCATTCTCCGCTAAAACCTCAAAGAAAGGTGTAGGACTTGGGTAAGCATCATTATAATAAATACCACCCCATCCATTTTCTGCTGGTAATCCCCAGTAAGTAGTGTCATATATTTTGCCCCAACTCATACTTTTTCTTTTTTATTATTTTTATTCATTTTCTTTAATGCCTCGTCTATGTACCTTTTTAGTTTGATGAGGTTTGTTTCTTTTATCTTATATTTCATAAAACCCAGCCTTTAAAGGTTGTGTCTGTGTCTGGGTCAATGTCCTCGTTTGTGTTAGTGTTGTACTCTGGGAACAAGTTATCATTAAAACTAAGGTAATCTACCAATCTTGTAGAATAGTAGTTAGCGTATTCTCTTGCTTTAGATACTAAGTAATCTACTTCGTTTTTATCTACGTTCTGCGCTGTTTCGCTTGAGTGCTTAAACACACCACCATTTTTTATCTGGTAGGCAGCGAATGGGATATAATTCATCTGCGCGAACCAAATGAGAGTTGGCTGAATATATGTGTTTGTTAAACTTAAATAATTACCAGCTAAAGAACCAGCAACAATATCAGCACTTATTTTATTGTAAAGGTCTGTGCCTAACAAGTTTTGTATGTCGATTTGTTGTGCGACCTTAATAAATTGTATAAACTTATCTGTGTCTACATTGCCATCAATGATAGAGTTTTTAACTAAGTCCGTTCTGTTTATAAATAGTGCTGTTGCCATTAGTTCTTAAATCCTATTTTGTTCCAATATTCAGCGGTATAACCTTTATACTTCATATCCTTTGGTGCTACTGGCACTTTTTGAGCGTTAGCCTCTGGCTTAAAACCTCTTGACCTTGCTTCTGACGTTGTGATTGCATCGCCTAAGCCTTTAGCACCATCCTTGCGAACATATGTCTTACGAAGCCATTTGTGTTGGCATCTTGCACCGCCTTTGTATAACCAGATGCTATATGTATCGCTTCCACCCTTACCAAAACCAGCATTGACTACTTTTGTGTCCATAGAGATTATATCTTCTTTGCGGTAAACCTTTTTAGCATCTACCATTTTTTTACAGAATGGTCGTGAGTTTGCGCTGTATCTTTGTGGACTGTACATATACCTTACTAAAAAAGTATTACCTTCTTCAGCTTCTTGTTTGCTCTCGCCATCTTGTTCGCTTTCTCTAAAAGGCTTTGCGCTTCCAGTACTTACAAACTCCCATATTTTAGCAAGTGTGCTTTTTTCCTTTGGTTTGTTTAAGTCCGTAATAACCTCGTCTAAGCCATCTTCTTCGTCATAGTTTACTTCGCGCTCATCCATTACGTCAAAGTCGCTTAAAAGGTCTGATTCGTCCTCTCCTAAGTCTATTAAGGCGTCTGCTATGTCGCTACCTAATTCCTTTGGCAAATCTTTAGCTAATTTTACGCCAGTTTCTTCTTCTCTCGTTTCTTCGTCTTCTACGTTTTCAAGGTCTGTAAACTCGAGCGGTTGTAAGGTCTTAAAGTATAGTTTTAAAGAGATATTGTTAAAAGCTAATATACTATCAAAAGCATCTATTAAAAGGTGCTGAAATGGTCTAATAACTGTGTTATCCATTAAGACCGATGCAGTTTGTAGTTCGTCTGCGTTATTACCCAAACCAGTACTGTCTTTTATGCCTAAAAGCATAGGACTTACAACTCGGTGCGCTACCATAATCTTTTTGCCACTCTCATCACTTAAGAATTGATATTGGTTATGTGCATCACTTAATTGTATTGGCTCTATTGTAGCTTGGCTCTCTGAGTTATCATTAAACGCAAGTATAAACTTACCAGCGTTACTTGAGCCACTAAATTTAGAGTAGATGCGGTTTTCTAAGGCTTGACGTTCTTCAGCGTTTGGTGTGCCATTGTTAAAGTTAATTAACATTGATGGTGCAAGACCATTAAGGATGTTGTTTAAGTGATAGTTGCTTATTTCTTCTTCTAACTCTGCGTACTGTAAGCCACCTTGATAGTCTGGACTTGAATAGTATTTATACCCAGCTCTGTAAGGCTTAACGTATATAATCTCAATACTTTCTTTGGAATAGCCAAAAGCTGGTATGCGTTTTAATTCTGTTCTTGGTTTTACATTACTCCAATCATCACTATAATAGTACCCAGTTATTTCGCCTTTCTCGTTACACTTCTCTGCTCTTAAGTTCTCTACTGGGATGTGTTCTACTTGTGCTATTGTTTTTCTATCCTTACTGTAAATAACTTGAATAGCGCATTGACCCATTAGCTTAAGGTCGTAACACAACTTGCGCACACAATCCTTGTGAAACAGAGTAATCATTTTAGCGTAAGCCTCTGGCTTTCTATTGCTGTCTAAAGCATCTAAGCCTTTGCCGTAAATCATTTGGCTAACACCATTAATAATAGCGTTGTTTGTAGGACTTCCGTTGTAGCGGTCTATTAAGTAACTAAAGTAGTTGTTATCACTACCATAGGCTACCCATTGCTTGTTAGACTTCTCTACAATCTCTGGACTTGTGTAGGTGCTTAAATTAACTATTCTTAAATCGTTCATAAAATAATATAATCGTTATCAAAGCTATTCTCTGTGGTGTATTCGCCATCATTAACAGAATAGTAATCGTTGTTAGCTTGGTTTATAGTTTGGTCTGTGCAAAAGACTTTATCTTTGTAAATTACAGCAGCACCATTCTTTACCTCAAGCATATAAAAATCGCCCTCAGTTAATGTACCAAAAGCAGCTACAAATGACATATAATTGCCATCTGCTGAAGCGGTAGGAGTTTTATTTATAGTTGCGCCAGTACTTTCACTTGTTAGGTTTACAGTAATTGCACCGCTAATAAATTGGCGTGGTATAACCTTAAAAGTTTTATCGCCATTAGTTCCTATAATCTTCATACTAATATATAAACAAAACTATTTTATTTTGTATAAAAAAAAGCCTCCCCAAAAGGAAAGGCTAATTTTCTTTATGTCAGTCAACCAAAACGGACATAGGACAAATATACAAAAATATATTTAAACCTATGCTGGTGAGATTGGAGTTGCAGAAGCTACATCTGGAACAGTACAGAAGAACGGAGGAAAAACCTCAGTTGCTACTGCTGTTAAAGTAAAGCCTTGTAAATCTCCAGGAGCAGCACCAGTAACAATAGTACCACCAGTAATCTCTGCACCATTATCTCTACCTAATAGTAAATACTTAGTAACTCCAGCACCATTAGGGTACATTTCTACTACATAGTGTGCACGACCTCTGTTTAAGAGTTTAATCTCTTCTTGTGTCGCTACGTCTAACAGTTGAAAGGTAACATTTAAAGTGCTTTCGTAAAAAGTAGTTCCGTTTTCTCTACTTGATGTTACAGTAGTTTCTAAAGAACTTAAACCGCCTTTTACTTCAAACTTAAAGAACTCAGCAGAGTTGTCCGTTGGTAGTGTTATAGTACCACTACTATCACTTAAAGCAGCAATGGCAGCACTATAATCTAAGATGTAAATATTTTTAATTCCAGCAAAGGCGGTCTTACATCCAACCCCTCTACCTTTTGTTATTGCACACGCCATCGAATTTTTTTTTTATAACTTACTGAAAATCAATAAGTTTGGTTAATATAAAAAAAGGGTAGGCGGTTTTGCCCACCCTCCTTCTGTTGATTAATTTATTAAGAATAAAGTACGATGTCGCCTCTAACTCCGTATTGTACCCCAGCTGTGTAACGCATTACTACACGCACATTCTGAGAACCATCAAGGTCAGCCATATCAATTACTTTAACCTCGTTTCTGTCATCTAAAAGACCAGTTCCAAAGAACAAGTTAGACTTCTGACCTAAAATAGCTTTGTTGTTTGCCATTCCTTTTGCTACAAATACATTAATGCCTTCAAAAGATAACTCGCCACCATTGTACCAAGTTGTTCCTTTGTTGTCAATACCATTAGAACCTAAGCCAGCAGTACCGAATCCACCGAGAGCTCGAATGTAAGCTCTTGCAATGTTTGTTGAAACGTAAAGCGTTAAATCTTCTTTACCTAAGATAGTTGAAGGTGCAGCATCTACAATCTTTCCTAACTCAGCGATTACGTTAGAACTATCAACAGCAGCTTCTGGTACATCAGCACCACCATCAGCAGTAAGTAAAGCATCAAATCCGTCAAAGTTCCCTTCTCCAGCAGCACCACTCCAGATAGAAGTTTCAGTTGCGTTAGCAACCTCAGCAGCTACTCTTGAAATAACATAGTCAGAGAATAAAGGAGGCAACTGGTCAAAGGCAGAAAAGCCCATTTGAGCAGCTTCCCAATCTGAGTGTAATTCTTTCTTACAGATTTGTAGGTTTACTTGTAGTTCGGTTGGTGTTAGTACTTTCTCAGTCAATGTAAGACCAGAAGTAGTAGCATCAAAATCACAATCAGCAGAACGTACCAAGTTAGAAAAAGCGCCTACTTTCATAGCAGCCTTATACTTGATGTTCGGTAAGATTGTTACAGCTCCAGCATCTAATGTTGAAGCAGATAATAGGGCAGCACCTAAGTACTTCCCAGCAAATTCTCCAGCATAACTGGATGATGTAATAGTTGGATTAGCCATTTAATATAAATTTAGTTGTTAATTATTTTGTTCATTACTCTATCAAGTGTGCTTAGTTTTCTTTTTGTAGCAAACTTGAAATTTTGTTTTGTTTGTACCTCTGGGTTAGCCTTGATTGGCTCAGCAGCTGGTTGGTTTAGTTCCTCTTGCACTTCTTCTGGTACTTCGCTTAACTCTAATTTTTCGTGTTTAGCAAGTTCCTCAGTCATAAGGTTTCCAAGTTCGTCAGCACTTAAGTCCTCTTTAGGCTCTAACATAGCTTTGATTTCCTCAATCATTTCTTTAACCTCAGCAAGTTCTGTTTTAGTAGCGTACATTTCTTCTTCTTCTTTAGCCTCTACTTCTTCTACTTCTTCTTCCTCAGCTTTAATCTCGCCAATAAGACCTTCTTCTGCTACTACTAAAATACGTCCGTCTTCCATTTGGTATTCGCCAACTGGTACGGCAATTTTCTCATCTTCAGAAACAATAAAAATCTCTTTACCAGCCTCAAAACTTTCAGCTTCCAAGATAGCACCGTTCTCTAAAGTTTGTTGCTCAAGCTTAATCTCTTCGGATAAGCCTACAACTTCTTTGATTTTTGATATCATATCATTTGTATTCATATTAATATATAAGTGTTAAAAATTAATTTTGCATTTTCAGACGTTCCCTACACCTTGCGCCCTTAAACTTCCATCACAGCACTTGGTTTTGTAAGTGTTATCTTCACACAAACAACCGCCTCTGCGACTTCCCTTAGGACTTGTCTTACTTGGTGTTATAAATCTTTTAATTCTTCTTAGCATATTACCTTACGCATTTTCCGTTTTTCTTCTTAAAGCCTTTAGGACATTTGCCATACATATCAACGCTGTGCTGTTCACAAGGCATATACCAAGTTTTACCCTCGTACTCGTGAGTGTGTATTCCCTCGCAGCCTATGTTAGCAGACATCTCTTTAGCCTTTTCTTCTGTTGAATAAGCCAAGCGGTCGTCTATTATAGCAAAGTCCTCGTTTACAGTCATAGAAGCAAGGCTTAACTCTCCAAACTCTTTTAGTTTCTTAGCAGCGTATCGCTTTCCAGCTTTACCACCCCATAATAAATAAGAGATAGTGCCACAAGCTTCTTTGTCGTTTTCGTCATAGTATTCTTCTGCTCTTGACAAGTAGGAATACATACGCTTAATTGTTTCTTCACTTATTGGCTTTCCTTGTGCCAATTGTTGCGCTCTAATCTTACCGACTTCAGTAGCACATTTGTTGCTTACTTTTTTGTTGAGGTCTATCCCTCGTTTAGCATTGTTCTTTACTGCATCTGGGTAGTCTGTGTAGCTTTCTAAGGTTGTCTTTTTACCGCCCTTATATCTTTTATCACTTTTAATAATAGCCTTTACTTGACTTAGTAAATACTCTGCTTCGGCTTCTTCTATCTTAGCAAGTTCGTCTTTTATGCTTTCTTTAGGTCTTTCCATTTTGTCAGCAAAATAACCCTCTATGCTAAAGCCTTTAACCTTGCCAGTCTTTACAAACTCATTCCAAATCTGGTCATTGTTTACTTTTACAGCACCTACCCAAGTACCTAAAGGCAAGTCCATACCATACTTTACAGATTTGTCGTGTACCTTATCTTCTACAAGCCAACTTTCTACTAAACTAAGTCCGTTTAATTCGTATTGGTGTTCTAAAGTTGAGTTGTTTTGTTTGCCTTGCATTAAGTACATTTGCGAGGCTTTTAAGACAGTATCTTTTGAGAAATATATGTAATACTCATCTTCTCCGTTACGTCTGTATATGGGCTTGTTTGGTATAAGTAGCGCACCCATAAGTATTCGCTTTTCTTTGTCTACCTCTGCAAGTTTAAACTCTTGTGATTTTAAGGCAATAAAATCTTCTTCGATTGCTGGGTTTTCTACTACGCTAATAGCTTCAATCCCTATTTCTTGGTCTTCGTCTAAAATAAGTTCTACAATTCGCATATTAATATATAATAGATTTAAATTTATTTTGTATTTATAATGTTGCGCCCTCGACTATGTTATTTTCAAGGCTTTGTGCTGTTGTTACGTCATTGGCTACTACAAACGCTTGTACTGGTTGTTGTGTCTGTCCACCTATCGCATCAGCTAATTGGTTTGTATCACTTGCGCCTACTATGTTAAAGGATGGTGCTTGTGGCTCTGTACCACCGCCACCACCAGCGGCTGAAGAACCAGCAGCAGAACCACCACTTTTTAAAGCAGATAAAGCCTTAGCAGTTGCAGCAACTGAAGAAGCTACGCCAATACCTAAAGAAATTCTATTTATAGATTTTTCAGCAGCAGCCAAAGCAACTCCGCCAGGTATTAAAGCATATTTTAAATCTACCGCCCTATTTGCCGCTTGTGTAGATATAACTTGTTTAGCAATACCGACAGCGTTCTCGCCTATAATTGCAGCGGCTTGAAGTCCTTTATTTTTACCAGCTAAACCAGCTAATAACTGAAAACCCCTTTGTGCGTTGTCTAACTGAGCAAGTTGTATTTGTTGTTGTGCTTCGCCTACAATTTTATCTACTTCTATTTGTCTTTCTTTTCTCTCTTTATCTTCTTTGGCTTCTTTGTCTTTTCTTTCTTTATCTTCTTTTGCTTGTTTGTCTTTTCGTTCTTTATCATCAGCAGCTTTTTTATCTGATATTGCTTTTTGTTCTGCGTTGTTTTCTCGTACTGCTGTTGTTACTTCTGCTGTTAAGGCTTTTTGTAGTTTAAGCCTCTGAGTTTCTTTATTAATTAAATCTGCTTTAAGTTGCGCTTCTTCATCTAAGGCTTGTTTGTTACTTTTTGCTAATGAATTTTCTAAAACCTTTGCATCAAGTCTTAGTTTTGCTACTTCTGTTTCTTTGTTTGCTAAGTCCTCACTTATTGCACCAGCTTCTTTTAAAAGTTCTATCCTTTGTGCTGCTGTAAAGTTTTCTTTGTCTGCTGCTTTTTCCCTTATCTCTGCTATCTTTCTTTCTGCTTCGGCTCTTTCTACAATTAAGTTTCTTGTCATTTTCTCAGCCTTAGCTCTTGCATCGGCTATCTTCGCAGCATTATCAGCATCTTTAGCGACCTCTTTACCAAACTCTTTGACTTTTTCTACTGCCTCGCCAACGCTGTCTGTAATGCTATCTACACCAAGTGTAACTTTACCAACTGCATCAGCAGCCACTTTACCAGCCGCACTAAACTCCCCTTTAAACAAAAGACTAATAGCCTTGCCAAGTTTTGGAAATAGTTCAAGTAAACCCTCAAACCTATTTACTATATTTTCTTTAATTAATTTTGTAAAGTCCTTTAAGGCTTGTTTAGGGTTTTCAAATACAGATATTATACTTTCCCCTAAATTAGCAAGTACGTCTAATAGGTTGTCTACAACACTACCAATAACAGCAAGTATTTTAGCAAACTTATTTTGCCCTTCTTCAGACCTTGTAAATGCTTGACCTAAAGCAACAACAGCTATAAGTAAAGCACCTATACCAGTCGCTATAATTGCAACTCTTAAACTTTTAAAGCTTGTTATTACACCTTTTAAACCACTTTTTAAACCTTTAAACTTAGTGATAGCACCACCAGTTGCACTGTCAAGCGCACCACCCATTTGTTCAGTAGATGCACTTGTTTCTTTTACTTCTTCATTTACACCCTCAACTGCTTTTTCTAAGTTATTAACTTCTTTTTGTGCGCCTTTAGTATTTACATTTAGGTTAATTGTTTTCTCTATCGCCATTGTATCTCTTGTTTAAGTGCTTTATATCCCTCTTTTAGTGTTGTAGGTAGTTTGTGTTTACCTTGTGCTATACGGATTGTTTCTGTTTCTCCGTTTGCGTGTTTTAAAAGTTCAAGTATTTGTTTTATCATTATTCCAGTATTATTGTGTCTGACCCCTCTGTTACAAGCGTATCTCCGTTCTCAGCTAATGCTGTTGGTGCTAAGTCTGTTGTTGCAAAAACTATTTTATCTTCAGAAAACACCACAGTACTACTTATTGTGTATCTTGTTCTTATAGCTAATTTGTAAGTTATTCCGCTATCTAATCCAGTAAGTGTTCTTCCACCTATGTCGTTACCTAAAGTTTCTACAAATTCGTCATCTTTGTAAATGTCATATCCAGTAACATTGTCTGTGTTCAATGCACCCGCTGGAATCCAACCTAAAGTAACGCTTGAACTTGTGGTAGCTGTAACATTTAAAGCAGCTAATCTTTGTACAAAACCAAATTGATTTCTTGTAGAACCAGTTGCACTTTCGCTTAAAGTGTATAATTCTAAAGAACTTTTGTTTGTTAGTAGGTTGCTTTTTATTGAGTTTATTCTGTAAGACTTGTTGCCTATTATAAGTTTATCGTTGAGGTTGTAGTTTAATAGTATATGCAAAGGCAAGTAAGCCTCTACCTTTTTTATTCTACCTTGTCTGTTATATATGCTTACTAAATAATCTGCATAATATTTAGAAAATAAATTCATTCCTTGTACTGACCTAAAAAATTCATCTATCTCAATACCAAAATTTAAAGAACTGAAAGCATCTCCAACAGTTCCACTTGAAGGCACAAATATTTGACTTGGTCTATTATATGCTGTTAAGGTTTCTTGACCACCAGTAGCATTTTGAAATTTTAAATCATCTGTGGTCGCTTGGGTTTTTATATACAAAAGCAATGGCGCACCAATAGTAGCGTTAAAATCTTTGTCCAACATAGCCCCTTGACCAATAGTAGATAGTGCGTTTGTGTTTGAATTTGACAACCTCTCGTAAAGCATTTTCTCGAAGTCTAACTCTACTTTAAATTCTCCTCCATCCCATTCATTGTCGTTAGAAGCTGGGTAGCTTTCTCCAGCGAAATCATTACCTAATATTTCTTCTTGTTTTTGTATTAAAAAACTTTGTTTGCTTTTAAAACCAAACTTAACACTCTTGTATTTTAAAACTTTCTCTATTGTGCTTTTCGAAGCATCTACATATCTTGTAATGTCATAGGTTGTGCCTTGTGAGTTAAAATCATTAAAAGGCAACGCTTGTATTTGATTATCATCTTTGTAAGCTACAAGATTAAACATCTTAAATAAGTTAGTAATAAAGTCTATGACTTTCATCTTTGGTATTTGCCTTGAAATAATTACTTGGTTAGAAGTAGCTAAATCAGATAAAGTATATACGCCACTTGCAACATCTGTAATGTCATAAATAGTATCTAAATTCCTTAATGTTGCTGTTATCTCTATTTCTGAAAAGGACAATGTGTTCTCTGTTGTTAAAAGAATTCTTACATCAAAAACACCCTCACCATAATTAATGCCAGTCGTGTTGGTTAAAAAAAAAGCATTATTGACCCCAGCACTAAATAAAAGATTAAAGTCTTGTGAGCCAGTATAATCTTCTTCAAACAGAACAGCATTATCTGAACTTCTTAAAATTGTTAAATTATATTCATTTGAAGCACCAGCATCAATATCAAAATTCAAATTTAACATACGACCTACAACCTGGAAATTGCCGCCATATAAATTCACTGGTCTAACATCTGTTCCACTATCAAAATCTAAACCAGCATCAGTAGGTAAATGAAACCTCGCCTCTAATGTCTGCAACTCTCCGCCCTCTGGTGCGTTACTCATAAAGCCACTCTCTCTGTGAAGCCACATATAAAGGTTATTGAATTGTGTAGAGTTAAAGAAATCATTTGAAAGGTCAATGTCGTAAGTAGTTTCTATTGCTTCTATTATTGCCCTAACCTTTAAAGCTGGTTTAATGTCAAATTGATTTAGAAATTCATTATTAGTGCTTTTATATCCGCTATTTGAAAAGCGCATATTTTTGGTGTGTGTAATAAGCGGAAAACAAACATCCCCAGCAGTAGATGTAAACTTGTTTTTTATTGTAGAGTAATCGTAAGCAAAATTTAAACTACTTGCAAATTCGAGCCTACTTAAATCATCTTCGCCTAATATGTCTTTTAGTTCTATTGTTTCGCCAAAGAAAACCAACTTGTAAGCGTGTGCCTTGTTGTCTTTCATTGTAACGCTGTTAAGCCTTAGCTTGCCTTTTTTGTAGTCTGTTCCGTTTAGCTTTATTAAGGCATCAACTCTAAACCTTGCATCGAAGCTATTTACAACATCATTGTCCTCGTAGTGTCTAAACAGTTTTGAGTTATGCTTTGAGGCTGGTACATTAAACTGCTGAGAAAATGCAGTAAACACTTTGGAAATGTCCTTAGTGTTCTTTATACTATCTGTGATTGTTACGCTTTCGTCTTTAAATAAATCAAGCCTAATAAAATCGCTTTTAATTTGGTATAAATCCCCAACAGTAAAGAAATTGCTGCCATCAGTTGAAGCAGACAACACTAAAGTCGTTGCGTTTGTTATCGCTGTAACCTTTGCTGTTTTGTTAGTTGTTTTATTAAACACAACATAGCCTACCTTAACGCCACTTGTAAAGTCAGCAGTAGCATCTACTAAATTGTTTGTTGAGGTGCTTGTGGCTGCGCTTGTGCCGAACTCTGGGTATTTTATTCCATCCCTTATGTATAACTCAAGTATCTGCATTTAGCGTATGTTGTTTATGGTGTCAAAAGCAAACTC